AGATATGGAATTAGTAGATAGACTATATTTAAAAGAGCATTACAATAATTACGAGACATCACAAAGTGGTTATCTTAGAAACTTAGACTTGTCTATAATGAAAACCTATGAGGCAATTTATAGAAAGTACATAGACCCTAATTTTATTTTAACTATATGGTGTGGTAATTGCCGTATGGATATGGTAGTTAGATTGTACAAATACTATAATAGTTTACCAATAGAAAACCTTTTAGAACCAAAAAAGCGTGGTCGCAAACCAAAGACAAATGGCTAATTTCATACATCCAACTGCAATTATTGGAGACAATGTTATACTAGGTGATAACAATTATATAGGCGCATATTGTATTATTGGAGACCCTGCAGAACATAAGAAGTATTGGGGAAAAAATGATGATTCATATAAACCATATGGAAGAGTATTTATAGGAGAAAATAATATTATTACAGGATTAGTTACAATAGATGCAGGTACAACAGAAGATACAATAATTATGCATAATTGTTTTATTATGAAACACGCACATATTGGACACGATTGTCAAATAGGAAGTAATGTTACTATTAGTTGCGGTGCAAAAATAGGTGGTCATTCTGTAATAGAAGAAAATTCAAACATAGGACTTAACGCAGTATTGCATCAGTATACACATATAGAGGAAGGTTGTATGATTGGAGCAAGTGCATTTATAAAAGGTAAGACAGAACCATATACAAAATACGCAGGAGTACCTGCTAGAAAATTAGGAAAAAATACACCACGATGAACGCTTTAATATATTTGAACTATCAAAATAGAAATATAGAAACTCTGTTTCATAATATTAAAAATGCAGGTAAGCATATAGACTTAATTACCATTGTAGATGAAACAGGTATTGCATTTGCAATTAATAAAGGATTAAGGGATTTAAATAATTTTGATTATGTAACTATTATTGGAAATGATATACAAGAGCCTGATAATTGGTTGCAGATTAGGAATGACTATATGCAAGATACAAGCATTGGGATATGTTCAATTCCATTAGGAGGCTTTAATGGTGATTCATTAGACCTAATTGGAAACTTTACAATATCAAAAGAAACAATAAATAGATTAGGTGCTTTTAATCAGGAACTAGACCCATACGGAGCAATAGACTTAGACTATTGTACTAGGTGTAGAGCATCAGGATTACATACAAAGTATATACCAAATACAAAAGCTGCACATATTGAACAGAATGGGATTGATGCATATGGATATAACAAGATGGATTTAGTGAAAAAAACTTGGGACTTACATAATCAAAATGTATCTGATTATTCAAATGGAACTAAAGCATATTATATCCCTTTATAAAATATATAAGCTATGAAATGGATTTTAAATTTATTTAATAAAAAAAGAAAGATGTGGAGTGGTTCATTTAATCATATGCATACAATAAATCATCAAAACAAATAACCTATGGACATACTAATTATATCCGTATTTATCCGTATATATATGTAACCATATCTTTAAAAAAAAATAAATAAATTATGGAATCAGGAATAGGATATATGGTATGTAAAGCAAGTTGTGATATATGTAATAACAAGTGGACAGGAGTTGTTGAAGTTAATTATATCCAATTACATGATGAATATAAAGAATATAAAGTACCTGAAAGATTGGAATGTCATAATTGCCAAAATTATACCACAACTTTTGAAGTAGTTGAAATACAAAAAAACGAAGTTATAATAGTAAATGACAGTTTTTTTAAAGAAACTAAAAAGAAACAAAGAGGAGTTTTAAGAATGTTTGTTTGGTGGGCAATAAAACATTATTATAAAACTTATAAAAAAAACAAATAACCTATGAAATATAAATTTAAATTTAAAGAATTTATGATTGGGTTTTTATTCGGTTGGATTTTAATTGAAATATTAAAAAGTTTATTTAATCTATGAGAATACTAGCAATTACATCTAAGTTTAGTGGTGTTGGATATCATAGGATAATGATGCCTTTAGTAAATATGCGAAAAGATTATTGTATGATAACAGATACAATTAATGAAGCAGTATTTGATAATAACTATGACATTGTAATTTTTAATAGGTTCTTAGCTGCTAAAGATGCAAAGCTATTAGTTGAGATGAAGATAAAATATAACTTCAAATTGGTAGTAGATAATGATGACTATTGGATTTTACCACCATCACACATACTTGCAGATAGATATAGAGATAGCAACATTACAGAAATCATTACAGAGTATATGAAAGTGGCAGACCTTTGTACCTGCACACACGAAAGATTAGCTGAAGAAATATACAAATACAATCCTAATGTAGAAATATTACCAAACGGTTTGCCATACGGAGAAGAGCAGTTTCAGGATAATAAAATAGAATCTGATATGGTTAGATTGTTTTGGTCAGGTTCAGGCACACACGTTCCTGATATAGACATACTTAGGAATCCAATGAAGAAGATTAACTTTCCTGTAAGAACAGTTATAGCAGGATACAACTTAGGTGAGAAACATTTGTGGGATAGAATGATAGGAGTATTTACTAATGGATTAAAACTAAATCCAACTATCTATGACTATGCAGAGGTAAGCAAGTATATGGGTGCTTATGCTGATTCTGATATAAGTATAATCCCATTGGTAGAAAATAAGTTTGGTTCTATGAAATCAAACCTAAAGGTATTAGAGACTGCAGCAAAGAAGAATCCTGCCATAGTTAGCAACGTACATCCTTATAAAGATATGCCTGTCTGCTATGTAAACAATCAACAGGATTGGTACAAATGGATTAAGCTATTGACCTTTGATGAAGCAGCTAGGATAGAATACGGACAGAAGCTATTTGATTACTGCAATACGAACTTTAACCTGCACACTATAAATAACAAGAGATTTGCTATTTATAATAAATTGATAGGCAATGCCAATAATTAAATGCAGTAACGGAAAATTCAGAATTGGGACAGGTTCGTGCATATATGACACACACGAAAAAGCTGCTGAAGTATGGGCAGCTATTTTAGCAGGTGGTAAATATGCAACTAAAAAGGTCAGCTATGATTATGATGGTGTATTAAGTACAGATGCAGGTAAAGAAAAAGCAAAAAGGGATATTGCAGCAGGTAATTTAGTTTATATCATTTCAGCTAGAGGTGATAAAGAATCTATGTTAGGAGTTGCAAAAGATTTGGGTATTCCTACAGATAGAGTATTTGCCACAAGTTCTAACAAAGCTAAGGTAGAGAAGGTAAAATCTTTAGGTATTGAAATACATACAGACAATAATCCTGATGTAATAAAACAAGTAAATGCATTACCAAAAGCAAGAGGAGTTAAATTTTAATTATGGAATACTGTATACAATTTGGTAACTTAAGAATATCTTTAGGATTATTAACAGAAACAATCCAATTAGGTATTTCAATTGGCTATTCAGTAGATGAGTTTGCAGAATTACACAGAAGTTTAAACATAGGATTAATATTCGTATCTTTGAACTTCATAATATTTAATGAAGAAGCATACTAAATTATATCTAGATTACTTTGGCTATGGCATAGAAGATTTTATTCCTTGTGAATCTTGTGGCGCAAAGGCAGTAGACATACACCACATAGAAGCAAGGGGAATGGGGGGTGATAAGAAGGCAGACAATATTAAAAACCTTATGGCATTATGTAGGCAATGTCATTTGGTAATGGGGGATACTAAAACACATATGGAATACTTAAAAACTAAACATAAAGAAAAACTAGGATGATAATACTAGCTGCACAAATAGAAGGGTTAACATCAAGAAAGGATAAGACCATTAAAGTTACCTTTGGCACACAGGAACTATCACCTGTTGATGCAGCACAGGTATTCCAACTTAACCAAAGATTCTGTTATATAGCTATCAAAGAAGAATCATTTCAACAGGATGAATTAGATAACTTAGATGATATTAAAACAGACATAGACACAAATAAAACACCATCACAAAGATTGAGAGGAATTTTATATGTAAACTTTCAGCAAAATAACGAAGGATACAAAGACTTTAGCACATACTATATAGCAAAGATGGAAGTACTATGTGAACATTTTAAAGCAAAATTAGATAAATAATAGTGAAATAATAGTGACAATATGGCAAACTTACAAAATTTAACCCCATTTAAAAAAGGGGAAGTTGCAAACCCAAATGGCAGACCTAAGAAGTTTGTTAGCTTATTAATTGAGCAAGGATATAAATTATCTGAAGTAAATGATACAGTACAAAATTTAATGGCTATGACTGAAGAACAACTGAAATCTATACAAGATGATGTTTTAGCTACTGCATTAGAAAGAACAATATGTAAGGCAATATTAAATTCAATGAACAAAGGCAGTCTATATTCTATTGAAACTTTACTTACTAGAGTATATGGCAAACCAAAGGAACAGATGGATATTAAGTCAGACAATAAAATAGAAGTTATATTTGTAGATGGTAAAACCATTTTATAATGCAGATATTCTTACCTAATCCACACACAAACCAACAGAAGATACTTGAATGTGATAAACGTTTCAGGGTGGTAATGTGTGGTCGTAGATTTGGTAAGTCAGAACTATCACAAATACTTTCTGTTACATATGCGGTTAAAGGCTATTCTGTTGCTTATATTACCCCTACTTATGGACTAGCTAAGGTTTTCTTTGCTAAACTAACAGAGTCCCTAGAATTGCCTAAAAACAAGTCTGATTTAAAAATAGAGTTTCCTAATGGTGGACAGGTAGAATTCTTTACAGGAGAAAGATTAGATAACCTAAGAGGTAGAAAGTTTCATTTAGTTATAATAGATGAGGCATCATTTATTCCTGACCTAGAAGCAGGATGGCAGAATAGTATTAGACCAACCCTAACCGATTACAAAGGGAAGGCAATCTTTCTTTCAACACCTAGAGGTAAGAACTATTTCTATAGCTTGTTTATGAAATCAGGTGAAAATGATTGGGCATCCTTTAAGTTTACGAGTTATGACAATCCTTTTATAGACCCAATGGAAATAGATGATGCTAGGATGCAATTGCCAAACGTAGTGTTTGAGCAGGAGTATATGGCTAACCCTTCAGAGAATAGCGCAAACCCATTTGGGAACAAGTTTATTCAGGATTGCGTTAAGCCAATTAGCAATCAACAAATAGTTGCATTTGGTATTGACCTTGCTAAGTCTGTAGACCATACAGTTATCATAGGGTTAGATAATAACGGTAATGTGGCTTATTTTGACAGGTATCAAATGGATTGGCATAACACTAAGGAGAATATAAAGAGACTGCCTAAATGCCCTATATTAGTAGATAGTACAGGTGTAGGAGACCCTATACTAGAAGACCTACAAAGGGAAGGTATTGCAATAGAAGGTCTAAAGTTTACGAGTTCTAGTAAGCAGCAGCTAATGGAGGGACTTGCAACTGCAATACAACAACGTAAGATAGGATTCCCTGAAGGCGCAATCACAAATGAACTGCAAGTCTTTGAATATCAGTTTACTGCTAATGGGGTTAAGTACTCTGCACCATCAGGCTTCCACGATGACTGTGTTATGGCATTGGCTTTGGCTTGGTCTAATTTTAGCATTAGGAGGGGTTCAGGTAGGTATTCTATGATGTAATTTACCGTTCATCAGCTTTATTTACCGTTCATCACAAAGTTTAAAAATAGTTGACAAAATGTTTGGAATGTGTATATAATATGTACTATATTTGATTTATCAAAAACAAACCAACTATGAAAAATTACACAGAACAAGATTTAGAATTAAATAAAACTTACGAAATAGATGATAAGTATTTTTTTGCAATTAAAGCAATAAAAATTACATCAAGTTCAGTAATCTATATTCTTGCAAATGAAAAAATGGAATGGAGTAATCAAACATTTAGATTATCTATTAATAATTTTAAAAAAAAGGTATTAATTTTAGGTAATATTAAACTTAACTAACCCAAGAAGTCAGGGGTGCGACTGAACAACGCACATTTATTATGAAAAATAAAAACACACAAGCCGTAATTATTCTTATATTCGCATTCTTAATAGTTGCGATATATCAAAACATTTAAGAAGATAGACCACCCTGAGATAATTAATATTAAAATAAACAATAGTAGTAATTTCGGGAACTCGGGGTGGTTATTTAAAAACAAAAATTATGATGGAAATTCAAGGATTAGAAAACAATGTGCCTGTACGAATGATTTACATTGATGATAAAACAGAGGTTTTATTTAAGTCAATGGCTAGGGCATCAAGATATACTAATATAAATCAAGCTGCAATAAAGAAGTCTTTAAACCCAATATTAAAGCGCAGGTTTACACATAATGATAGGGAAGTTGTTTTTAGAGTAAATAAAAATAACTGATATAAATAATTGTATTATCTTTACTGAAATCAAGGAACTATGTGGGACAAAATAAATGTTTGGCAATACCAACAGATTTACACTGCTTTAAATACAAAGGAGAAAGATGCAACTGATTTAGACCTAGAAGTTAAATTAGTAGGTATAGTCAACAATATGACTGAAATGCAAATAGATTCGCTTCCTTTGACTGAATACAAAGAGTTGAGTAAAACCATAGCTTTCTTAAATGAACCGATAGAAGGCACTCCTAAGAAGCATATAAGCATATCTAATAACAAGAGGTACAGAATCAATTACGATATTAGCAAGATGCCATTTGCTAGGTATATAGAGAGTAAAGTGTTTAGTGAAGATTTATATGGGAACCTACATAAGTTAGCAGCTACAATGGTAATACCACAGAAGCGGAAGGTAGGTATTTGGTTTGATGATAAGTACGATGCAAGTAAGCATCAGGAATACGCAAATGATATGTTAAACGCAAAGTTTGTAGATGTGTATCATTCCCTTGTTTTTTTTTATCAAGTATACAGAAATTGGATAGAAGTTTCAAAGGGTTATTTGGAGAAGAAGATGGTGGAAGCAGGGATGAATCAGGAACAGGCGAAAGAGGTGGTTCAAAGTTTATGCACTATTTTGGATGGCAATATTCCACCAAACTTATT